CGCCCTGCAAGACAAAACAAACTCAAAAAAGCAGCCACAGGCCAAGACAACCTACCTGTTCGATTACCAGCAACATCACTTGCAAACCCAAAAATACCAGCATGACTCCTGTGACCACCAAAGTAAAATTGGAAATTATTATTTTCTCTTTTAGCAATACAACTTAATTCTTCGATGTTTGCAATTTGTTGGAATTTAAGTTTTTGTATGCCAACCACTGTTGGAACAATATCAATATTCCATTTTGCACCTTTGAATCTAAGGTCCTTTAATTGTTCATTGATAATTTGTGCACTCATAAAACGATAATCGTTTTTAAAGTCACCGTTCTTATTTTCAAAATGCACACCCACAGGCACCATTTCACCGTTGCGATCTTCATTTTTAATAACGATTTTGGCATCATCCTTATATTCAGGAATATTAAGGATAGTATTAAGTTTTCCTAAATTTGGCATACCAAACGTGCCGATGAATTCCGCAATGGGATTTTTAAATTTAGCTTTCAAAATAATTGTGCGATCAGGAGCAACTGCCAACAAATTGGTTTCGTCTTCTGTGCCAGTGATTTTAGCTAATTCAATCATGCCCAAACCCTGTGTGTGTTTTACGATATCTAATAGATAGTCTTTCATATAATCTCCATGAATGTGTTAATAATACATTTTTTATTTAGAAAATACAAGCAGTAAAAAAATATTTTTATTCAAAACTAAACAATGAATCAAAAGTTGTTTTAATGTCTGTGCTTTCTGCGATACGCCAATTCAATACACCCAATAAGTTTTCAATCTTTTGATCAACAATAGTTGATTCCATTTGATTGTCATCAAAGGGCAAATCTTTGAACCACTGTGGAATATGTGATTCATCAATGGGATAACCCACAGAAGTATAACCCAAAGGATTGCTTTTTAATTTGCAAACAATGGTTTTCATTCCATCAACAATGGCCATGCTGTAGTTATCACCGTGCATGCGTTTTAGGTTATTCCAATTCATTGCTGCACGTACATGTCCTGGCATGTTGGCCTTGCCTAATCGCTTTTCTTCATCAGTGTAATGAGTCAAATTATTGACACGTTTGGGTGTGCCTTTTTCCCATGCCGGCCGTTTTTGGAATGCAAGTTTAAAATCACGCACCTTGTCAATAATTGATTCTCGATCACAACCAGTCAATGCATCCTGTAGAATTTCACTGAGAAACTCCTGTACTACTTTGGGAGTATCACTGCGTTTGAGATCTAACCCCATAGCCTTAACTTTGCCAGGTTTGCCCATAACATCAAGACGTTTTCCTTCCTTGTCATAAATCAAAACTGCATAACGTTTTTTAGTAATGAACAAGCCTTTACCAGCAACCAGTTCTCTGCCACCACGTATGATAGAACCATTTTCTCTTGGACAATGAAATGCACGTTCCATAAATGCAGGGAAACTTATGTTTGCTTCTTCTGCAATAGCATCATAGATTTGAATAACTGTATCTTTATTCCACTCTAGTTCTCCATTCTCTATTTGCGATTTGAGAATAGGATAAGCACTAAAGTAACAACTGTCAGTATCGCCATAAACAATTGCAGGACCATTATGGTCATACTCGCCTCGGTCTGCATTGTTTATTTGACTCATCATGTGTTTAACAATTTGACGACCAGTTAGTGTGACACTTTGCCCTATACGCTTATCATAAAATCTGCAATGTTCGTTCAATAATGCACCATACGCAGAATTAAGCAAAATTTTTCTAACAAGTTGTCTTTTGTCGTAGTACTCAAACATATCAGTACCATATGCTTCTTTTGCTTGCTTCTGGATAGTTTTTCGTTCTGTAAACCAACGAGTAAGCAATCCCGGAATTACTCCTTCTAAGTCATTTCTAAAAATAGTACCATTTGCACTTAGTATATATGGTTTGTTATTATTGAATATTAATTTCCAAATTTCAGCAGCACTCATTTCTACACTGCGACCATCTTCATAGTCAAGTGTTAACATAGTACCACGTTCTTGATTCATAATTGCAGTATATTCCAATGAACCAAACAATCCTTCCCACAATATACTTCCAGTAACATCGTCATCACCTTCTTTATATCGTTTCTTTTCACTTGCTAACTTTTTTCCTCTGTCATACATATATTGTTCGGTGAGTGTTTGTCTAACTTGTCCGACGATAGTTTCGGGTGCCATGTTAAGAGCGCGGATCGTCGATGGGTATAGACTGGTGATATCGACTGCCCCGACATATTCATGAATACCCCTTTTGGGAGTAGCAACATAGGCACCTGCTGCTTGTTGTTCATTGTCATTACCTTCCTTTCGTTTTTTATCTGGAACTATTAATCCTCGTTCATGAGCTTCGTTCATAATTGCCATTTCAATCATAGCAACAGAACCCATTACAGTTGGCAATAATACTGTATTTTCATGTGCTAGTGCATTTGCCAAATCCAAAAACTTTAGTTTGTTATGAATTTTAACCAACAACATAGTATCTTGACGATTATATTCAACAAAGGTTTTGAAATCTTTATTATACAACTGGTCTAGTGTACCTTCATATTTTGTTTTCCTTTCATGAACTTCCATTTCACCAATGGCGTCAAGTGAATAGCTATGACGGCTTTCATAATTATATTTTTTATATAATTGCAAGTAATCCATATGAACACGACCAACCAAATCATATGTTATTTCTTCTTTACCATAACGTTCATATGTTCGTGCTTTAGGCAGTTGTCCCAATAAACAAAATTTTCTAGTATCGTCCTTACTCATCACACGTGTAACACGATTAACCAAATATGGAATATCGTATCCCTCTGAGTTCCAACCCGTTAATACATCACTATCTTCGATAAGTTCAAAGAATGTTTCAAACATTTCAATTTCACTACGAAATAAAAATGTATTAGGTAAATCTTTTACTAAATCTTGTGCCGTTTCATCAGATAAATGTTTAGGAGGAATAACAAGAGTAATTAATTGTTCTAACCAGTCTAGATACAAACTTATTGCTGTTACTTTATTGAAAGGATCACTGGGTGATGCGAAACCTGCTCTATCACCCTTAATCATGTAAGTAGAATGATTAATGTCTACCCAGGCTCCTAATCGTTCATCCCATACTTCATACTCTTGTTTATTCTTGAGATTCCGCAAGTCTTTTACTGTGATTACTTTTTCTTCCATTTATTGCCGCCTGTATACTTGTTTATTAATTTTACTATTCTTCCGTCTAATAGTAAACCATTGTGGGTAGATATTCTGTATTTTACTTGTGGCCAAGTTAGATTTAATTTTTCATTAACTTGATCGGAAAATATTGTTTCGGTGGTCCCATCTTCATTTATTATTTCAATTGTTGATGCCTTGCCGCGGCGAATAGCATTGGCTCTAGCTATAGGATCTGCTGTCATGGTAGAATTTAGCATCCTATTTTTCTTTTCTTCTGGAGACATGCTATTGAGAGTTCTACTTAATGTTTTACCCATGCTAATATCATCATAGTTGTATAACCCCGCAATTCGTTTTTTTCTAAATTTTTCTTTCCTGTTAGGATCGCGGTTTGGGTTAGACATAATGAATAATTTTCTGGCATATTCATAATCTCTAGAAGTTATTCTAGTTTTATTAGAAAAAATACTATTTATCTTGGTCTTACTCATCCACCATAATGCGTACACCATTTTTTTCTTTTCTTCACCTGAATACATCCTAACCAATAATTTATGTGCTAGATAATGCTCCCTGCCAGTAAGTAAGACAATATTTGATGGGTCGTTCGACCCACCTAAACTTTCAGGCAGTATATGATGCTTATCGTAACCATCATTTGGTATTTTTACTCTGTTTTGTGATTTAGCCTGCGCCACTAATTTATTATATATATTGGAATAGTTCATATAAATACCTCTATAATATTTATACAAACTACCTCAATATCAATAAATAACTATTCCTTTTTTCGTATTTTTACTTTAACCGTTTCGTCAACTTCGGCTGGTTTCCAATCAACCTCAATATCAAAAAATACTGTATGTAGTTTGGGTGATTCAGCCCTAAGATAATTTTCACTTAAACAACGAAATACTACATTTATATCACTTTCAAATAATTTCTTATTTGAGTGAATACGCTTTTCCTTTTCAAACTCGTTGCGTTTTCGTGTACTAAATTTATTTAATGGGTCACCATAAATACTACGATACTTGCCTTTTGTGTCGCTGTAATAAAAGGTATAGTTACACGGATATTCTTTATATTCTCTTTTGCCGTTAGGTGTTCTTTCAACGACAATTATTTTGTCATCTTCTTTTGACAGAATGGCATCAACGTAAGACAATTAAACTGTCCTTCCTACAGTCTCAAGTATTGTGTTTAGTTGTTCATGTTCTTGATTTGTTTGGGTCAGACTGGCTTTGTGTGCTATTTTGATAGCCTTCTTTAACACGCTGGGTTTTACTTCCAATTCTTCTGCTACAGCCTTAATGGTATCAGTTAACCCACCCTGTAGTGTATCGATTTCGTGTAATACACCCATTCCTTCGTTGATTAACTGCTTTAACTTTATTTGTTGATCACCAGTAAAAGTTTTACTTGCTGACATAATTTCTCCTTGAATAAGTAACTATTATATAGTACTGTCACAACACAGTCAAATATTTTACGTAAGAATTTATATAAAAGGTAAATTAGCCCGTTGGGCTATGTATTAAAACTTATGGGAGAATAAGACTATTGAAAGATATGACGGTGTTTTTTACCGTATATCTTAATCCATTTTCCAGCCAACATGTCAGCCATAGCTTCAATTGGGCTACCTGGATAACTAGCTCCTGGTTTTATCATGTTCAATTCACTTTGGCGAACATGAACCAGTTCGTGCATAACCGTGCGTAATATATCCACTAAGTTACGGTTTTTAGCATAAACCCAAATTTCATTACTACCTTCAGTATGTACGCCAGTATGATGTCCGGATTGTGCTTCTTCTGTGTCCATGCTTAATGTAATTTTTGGTTTAGATTTTAGATGTAATACTTTACTTGCCCAGTCTACAAACTTTTCTACTTCAACTTCTAAGTCACAAGTTACATCATGACTTTCATCAAGTTTATTTTTAATCCAATTATTAGGTGTATCTTTATATTTTTTAACAAATAAATCATGTAGGGCTTTACTAGAAATACTATATTTTTTACTAACTTTACGCATTAGTTTATCTATAGTATCATAGTCATGTTTAGCTAAACTGGGCAAACGTTTTGCTAATATTATTTCTGGGGACTCATACATGCTTTCGCCACCACCATCACCACCTAAATCCGAAGAATCACTTGAATTAAAACCATAATAGGCGTAACCAGGGAAAAAATAATTTTTTGCCCTGGGTTTTGATTTACGCTTTTTCTTTTTGCGCTCTGTTAAAATTTCATTAAATCGCATTTATATATTTATCAATATGTATTATGTTAAGAACACCAATTTGGCTTCCTACCACCAAAATAAGGTCTAGGAAATTTATTTTCAATTAATAATTCTCTAACACTTTTACCATCAACAAAAACATCACCCAATACCCTGCCACCATATTTGTCCCATTCAATAAGCATTATTTTAACTGTTTTTGCAGATTTTATAATTTGCCTAGTATAATTAGAAGCATTTTGACCTAATTGCTTTTCATCATTACATTTAGCCAATGTACCCCTTTCAGGAGTATCAATACCATAAATTCTTAACGATAATTCTGGTTTTAGTGGTAGAGGCAAAAAGTTAGCTTGAAATACTACAGTATCGCCATCTGTTACTCTAACTATTGTTGCATCATATATTACACCCTTTTTTGTTTGTGCATATGTTGATGAACACAATATCATGAATAACAATAGAATATATTTCATATTAGATCCTTTAGTTTTATACCAACAACTTTTTGCAATAATTCCCAAGCTTCTTTGTTTTTACCTTGACTAATTAATTTTTTCATCAAGTCTTTTGTATTTTGGTCGGCAATTTGATAGAACTTAAACATTTCCATCATACCTATGTTGCCTTCATATGCAGCTTCGTCTATATTAACAAATTCACTTAATCTCATGATTACATCACAAAAATTTTACCAACACTATTACTTAATACATCATCAAACATTAATTCCATATCACGTGCTAATATTTCAGTTGCTTCTTTTCTAGTATCTTCATCATTATATTCACGTTTCAAATTCATATATTTTGTAGGATTACCCCATGCTTTTCTACCATAACCTAAATTTGTTGGTAGTGGATTAAATGTAATTCGACCTGTACCTAGATATTGAGCAAACAATTCATAAAGAAATTCATATGGTCTCCTGATTTCATTACTACGGCTGCTACGTTGTGTACCAATGGCATTAAATAATGCATTATATTCTGGTGTTAGCCCCCACTTAAATGGATCTATGTTGCCCCTATAATAATCATTACCATGAGTTGAAATTTTACCATAGTAATCATCCATAATACTATTAACGGTATTAAAGAAATGATTAGCAACTTCTACCCATGGACTCCAACCTCTGTTTTTCCGCGACCCCGCCTGCACAGCATGACCAAATCTATGAGCCATCATCCAAGGAGTTAGCATTACTTTTCTATCGCCCTTATTACCGACAAACACTACGGTAATACTATCTCCACTATCTTGAAGTATTGACTCAGCTTGAGGACCAAACACTTTTCTAATTTCGTCTGGACTCATAGGTCCATATTCACTATACTTACCAGTGCCAGGTATGTTACTAAAGAATAAACGAAAATCATATGGAGTTTTTTCAAAGAATGTAGTAGCTTTTTCTATGTTCTTGGGATGTGGTACGAGTTTCTTATCGGGCCCTATAAATGGTCCTGGTTTACTAAAGTCACCCATAGTCTTATATGTAGATAATGCCATTTCATCAATAGGTGCCTGAACTCCTATTTTAGGTGGATATAATGGCCCGGATTCTACACGTTCACCACCATCAAAGTATCTTATTTCTACAGGTAGTTCATCGAATCCTAATTTCGCTGCTGCCATAATACGATGATTGCCCTCGTTAACCCATGCTTCACCGTTATATGCAACCATTACAAAAGGAGCAGACTCTTTACCATTGTCATTTAGTGGTAATTTACCAGTCGATTTCATAATTTTCATGATGGCTTCAAGATCATCATGTCTTACTCTTTTTTGTTCGCCACGCATACCTGGTAAAGTTTTTAATATACTGACAGGCACGTTAACATTATCTCTGAAATAACCAGTAATTGATCCCATGTAGGGTACACCATATTGATCACGCCCTTTTCGTTTTGCGTAATCTACTTTATCTTTTAACCAATTGTCATTTGGAACATCGGTTAATAAGTTACTTTCAGTAATAAATTCTTTTGCTCGCATTATTCGCGTTCTCTTTTTAATATTGAGCGAATAAACCAAGCTTTTTTGCCATATAAATCTTGCAATTCAGCCATATAGTTAGCGATACCTTGCTGTCTCTCATTAGTCGCCTCATCAAACATAGCAATAACTAATTCTTGCATTTTTTCACAATCTTGTAGTAATTCAGCAAACATTAGTTCTGCACGAGGAATCTTTGTTTGATCTTGTATAATTGTCAATTCAGAATATCGTTGCAAACTACCGGGAGTATAATGACCTAAAATTCTAACGTACTCAGCAATTTTATCAATAGTATTGTTTACATCACTGTATA